AATGTAACTTGGGCTAGTAATACAGGTAATGATTCTTCTAGGAGTGGTACTATAGCAATAAAAGTTACTTTAAATGGTAAAACCTCGGCAGAAGTAACAGCTACCACTACCCAATCAGCCGATAGTATTATTAGTACTACATATTCTAATGATATTGTTGGTTTTGGAGGTGATGGTAGATTTAGTGGTGTATCAGTTGCTCTATATAACAATCAACAAATAAATAATCAATATGTATTACCAGCATCGGCAGTAACTACTTCTAACCCCATAAAGATTATGGCTGATAATCCAGCTGTAGTACAAAAAACGGTTACTTATAGTAGTGGATATAAGGAAGAATCTTTAGTACCAGCATCAGAAGCTTACCCAGGAAAGACTGTTTATATAAAGATTGGTCTGGTAGAAAGTTCTACTGGTAGAGTTAGTAGAACAGAAATTGTTACTAATAGTAATACTACTAACTTATTTAATGATGGTATTAATATTACCTACAATTCTTATGGTACAACCAACATAAATCAGTATAGTGCAAATGTGATATTGGGTGTATCCATAGTAAGTGCAACGGAAGCTGCTAATAGGTATAATACTAATAAAACAAATTTTGTAAACTTTAATAAATATACTTTACTACTAAGTGGTAATAAAGTAGAATCCTATGATTTAAGTACTAATACTGTTAGTTATGTAGGTTATAAAAAGACTAGCAGTGGAAGTATATTTACTGATAGAACTAATTACCCAGATGGGTTAGATTATGGAGGGTATTTTATATATGATGTGACAGTAAAAGGGAGTGAAGTATATACTTCTGGTAGTACTGTAGTAAAAGGTAAAGCTGTAATACCCACCCTATCTTCTAAATTACCATCAGATAATGTTTCTAGTATTAAATATCCAATAGATGCTTTAGAAGACCCAGAGATACTTAGTCAGCAGGGAGATGTAAGTAATGGCAATTCAGTAACTAGGATATCAATACATGTGGTGAGGTTAAATGATAAGACTTCTAGTGAACAAGTTTATCTACAGTTTGGTGTAGGTGGAGAATATGGCTCTAATAATGCTTTGGCTGAATTTAGGGTTATTAAGAGTAGGAAGGCTATAGTAGTTGGTAGCATTGGTAGAACTGCAGGTAGTATTAACCTACTAACACCAAATGGTATAGTAAGTACTAGTAGAAATTTTACTTTTACTATAACTGATTCCTCTGGTCAAGTTGATGGTACTACATTAACAGGAAATACTACCTGGCCAAGTGTACAGCAAATGGGTTTAGAGTTTCTATTGGAAAATGATAATCATAAATCAAATTTGATAAATTTACTTAAAGATGTATTAAGGTCTTACGGTAATTATGCGGTTATAAGAAGTAGTAGTAGTAGATTGCCACAATTTAATGGTACTAAATGGACCCTTACTCAAGATGAAAAATCAGAGTTATGGAGAATACTTTTAGTAAGATCATCAGCTTTAGCTAGTTTATACGCTATAGACTATGATAGATAATATTTTTTTAATAATACTTTAAAAAGTTTTAATACCATGCCTGAATTTAAAGACATAAGCCAATTCTCAGTAGTAAAACCAGTAGGTAATGAAAAAATACAGGTATCAGCTACTCAGAGTGTTACATTACAAAGCATTGCTGATTTAGCCCCAACTGCTGATTTATCTGATTATGCTAAGAAAACTGACTTAGATAGCTATGCTAAGAAAACTGACTTAGATAGCTATGCTAAGAAAACTGACTTAGATAGCTATGCTAAGAAAACTGACTTAACCAGTATCAATAATGATATTGATGATTTAACTTCCGAAGTTGGTACTAAGAAAGATAAGTACAATTTTAAAACTATGGCTATGGGTAATTTTAATATATCCGGAGGAGATATATTACATATTAACAGTAGTGCAGCAGTTTGTACTCAAATTACTATAAAAGCATCTACTTTTACAGATACAAACCCCATAGCTTATATTATTCAACCCATATTGAATGCTGGTGGTACATTTAATACCTTCGGATTTGTTTTTGATACTGGTAGTTTTGATATGTATCAGGTTGGATATAAAGAACAAAGTTCAATTCAAAGTGATGGTGCTAGGTTAATTAAATTAATAAGAACAAATTTGGGGTTTGTTTTAGAATATCAATATTTAACACCATATGATGGTGACTGTCAATAGTATATACTTATGGCTAAGAAAGTAAATATAACTATACCCAATATAGATAATCTAGGTATAGAGGTAAAATTGTATGGAGATTGGGTTAAAGTTGATAGTGTAGTTACTGGAGTAGCCAAGTCTATACAAAAAGGTTATGATATTTCAATTGATAGGTTTTCTAAAAGATTATTAAGGATAGTAAAAACATCTATAGCTACTGGTATTCCTCCAAGAGGTTCAGGAGTATATTGGGAACCTCTATCTAGGGCTACCGTTGATAAGTATGGGGAACACCCAATTTACTACTTAACCGGTTTATACCACAAGTCAGTAGGATTATTTAAATATAAGTCTAGGACTTTAGTTGGTTTACCAATTGGTAAATCAAGGCTATCTAGTGGAGGAATAACTTTAAATCAGTTAGCTATAATATTGGAATATGGTACTGGGGGATATGGTAGTGGTGGGTCTTCTGGTACCATACCCCCAAGACCTCTATGGGCTCCTTCATTAATAGCCATGGGTGGTAAAGAATATCTGAGGAAATTAATTTTAACTAATATACGAAAACAGTTAAGAACTGATTTCAGTATAAAAGCCAATCAAGTAAGATGGTAGATTCTCAAGAGATTATAGAGAGGTCCATATATTGTTCAATACTAAATGTGGCCAAAGAATTGGGATTTACCGTAGACCCCAATGAATATTTACCTATAAATACACAAAATCAACAAAGATTTAAAGAAGATATATCTAAACTAACCAAATATATTCAAATATTTGGTACTGGTAATAACCAATCTAAGGATATTAAACTAACTCCACGTATAGTGGTAAATGCTAAAGGATTTTATCCAGGGAATATTGGTTTACCTAGACAATTAATAGAGAAGGAAGAAGGTGTAGGCTTTACAGTTACCGAGGAACCTTATGAAACCATAGACCAATATATAGACGTTCATTTAGTAGCAAATAATCAAGATGATTTGAGGCTTTTACATAAAATTCTGTTTTGGAGTATACCTCAAAGGGGTTATGTAAAACCATATAATCAACAGAAATTCCTATTCTCTGGTAACATATTTGTAGAGTTGGTTAATTTCTTTGATATACCAAATCTAGAACTTGGGTTAATGGAAAAAGTATATGAATTTCTTATACAAGATACTTTAGTACTTGAAAAGGCCCAAGAATCTTATTTGGTACCCATAGTGGATATTAATTTATTATTGGCTGATTATAATGAAAATATACATGTAAATAACAAATAAAACTACATTGGTATGAAGAAACAAGTTTTTATAATCTTTTTGATTGGGATTATATGTTTTGTATTAACCTTATTTGCTTTTATAAGTAAAGGGCTAGGTTTTTTATTATTAATATTAGCCATAGATTACATCTTTAGTATATATACTACTTTTTATATTGTAACTAAAACTAATTTACTGGAAAAGTACAAAAATAACAAATAATTAATTCACATTTTAAAAACATAATACTATGCCTAATACTCCAAAAGTTGAATTCAACTTTAAAAACAACAATGTTCAATCTAGTGTACCTTTATTAGGTATATCCCATGTGGTTGCTAGGACTACTAAGGGTAATTTTAATGACCCAAGTGAAATTATCAGTTCTTATTCACAATTTCAAAGGATATATGGTGAAGAAATTGTACCAGATGGTACCATCTCTAATATAAAGAAAGCTCTGGAAATTGGTTCTAAACTTAGGGTGTCCCGAGTTGAGGGTGCTGAAGGTGTAGAATTTGGTGTAGCTAAAGAATATACTGTAGGTGGTAGTGCTGGAGAAGAGCAAACAATAACTATAGTATTAACTGACCCCCAAACTACTACCAATAAAATTTCAATGGTATTAAATATTAATACCAAAGAAGCTGGTAGTCCAGTATTAGATACTACTGGTTATAATTTAAATAGAAATTTCTATTTAAGAGTAACTAATAATGGTGGTCCTATAAACAAAATATACATAACTCAATTTACTGGATTTACTGAGGATGACCAGATAGCTTCTTCATCTATATTAGCTAATAATCTGTTATTCTCCAGTGTTGGTTCTAGTAACAAGGATATCACACCATTTGTAGAGCCTCAGGTATTCCAAGATTTTGTAAATAATGTACCCAATATTAAATTGGTATTTAAGTCGGCTTCTGCTACAGAAGAGAGTTTGGCTAATAGGATAAAAACAATAGATGATGTAATCAGTACTATAAGAGATTACCAAAACTGGTATGGTAATATCCAGGTTGGTAGTACTACTATTAATACCAATCCAGTTTATATGATTATAAATGAGGGTAGCAATGGTGGTGATTCTGATGCTGATACTTGGATAAAAGCTTATAATGCTATAAAAGCCTATGATGATTCTTATCAGTTAATATGTTCACACGTACACCAACATCTCCCCTCTGATTATATTGAGGTATATTCTAACATAGCTAAGGATGTTTCTAAAGTCTTTGAGGAGGTATTATATGTTGAAGTACCTAAATATACATCTTCTGGTGATATCCAGACAGTAGAAACCATTTTATCCCAACTTAAAACCATGATACCTTCTATTGGGTATAGTAAATCGGTGGTATTTGTTGGTGGTGGTATAAAATATTACAATGATAATGGTTCATTACAGAATTGTGATGTATTGGGTACAGTAATTGGTTTAGGAGATGTATCAGCAACTAATTTTGGACCCTGGTATTCATTCTCTGGTATGAATAGGGGGGTAGTTGCTGATGCTCTTGGTCCAGTGATGGAAAATCTTGGTTCTCCTGCAAATATAGAAGAACTTCAATCCTTAGCAGAGTGGTATTTCAACCTGTTTGTAATCAAGGATACTAGAACTCAGGGTAAACGTACTATGTTATGGCATGGGTTTACCTCCCACCCTAAGAATGATTCAGAAAAATTCCTTTCTATAGTGAGGTTGAATCTTTATATTAAAAAGAATCTCAGACCCATATTAGAAAGTTATCTAGAAGAACCTAATACCTGGTCTACTTGGAAGAATATTTATTATGAGGGTAAAGAGATTATGGATGACCTGGTAACTAACAATGCCATTTCTTCCTATGAATGGCTTGGAGACCAGGATGCTACATCTTACCAAGACCTTCAAGTAAATAATGAAGCTGATGTAAGAGCAGGTAAATATAAGATTGTACTTAAGTACAAGGATATTGTACCTTTACAGGATATTCTTATTGATATAATCATAGATTCTGTAAATGGTAGTATTGATATATCTAATGAATAATTAACTACGTAAAAACATTAATAAAGATGGCTACTGCAAAAGTAAAGAACCCACGAAAAAGATTTCTGTGGCAAATAGTATTTGTAAAGCACCCTATAAATGCTTATTTATTTCAGAGTGTAACTATTCCTGAGATTACCATAGAACAAGTATCTCATGGTGATATAAACAGGGATGTAAAAACTGGTGGTAGGATTTCAGTTGGTAATTTAACAGCTACTAAATTGGAAACTACATCTGGTTCCGATACCTGGTTATGGGATTGGTTAATGTCAGTACAGGATTTATTATTAGGTGGAGGATTAACTCCTTCAGAATATTGGGAAACTGTATTGATAAATGAATTAGCCGAAGATGGGGTATCAATTCTAAACAGTTGGACTTGTACCGAAGTTTGGCCTACTAGAGTAAATGGTCAGGAATTAGATAGGATGAGTTCTGATAATACTATAGAAGAGATAGAGTTCTCCGTAGGTACTTGCGAAAAACTGTAATTATACTATTTCAAAAGGGAGAGCTCAATTAAGAACTCTCCCTTTTTTACTTTAAAAAATCAACTCAACAAAAGGTTAACATTATGGACGCTATTTTAGAAGGACACAAATTAGAATTTACTGCTCCCTCTGGTTATAAATATACAATAAGGGAGCAAAATGGTGCAGATGATGATATATTATCTAACCCAGTGGAAGCTCAGCAATTAATGAATATTTCTAGATTTATTGCTGGTATAGTAGTATCTACTGATTTTATGGGTAAAACAAATGGGCGACTTACCCCAGAAGAAGTCCATAATCTCATGCCTGCTTTGGATAGGTACTGCATATTGATGCAATCTAGGATATTTTCTATTGGGAAAGAATTAGATTTTGAGCATGATTGGGGCAAAAATAATGGGGGAATAGTGAATTATTCTCAGGATTTAGAAGAATTCCTTTTTGATTATTCTAAAATGCCCACTAATGAAGAATTGGAAGCTAAGCCCAATGCTATTCCATACTACCCCCAACAAAAAGTAACCAAAGATATAACCTTTACAATAGGTTCTGGTAAAGAATTGATGTTTGATTTACTTACTGCACAAGGGGAATCCTATGTAGTTAATCTACCATTAGAAAAAGGTACAAAGAACCAAAATCTGATAGCTAGAAATCTTAGGGTAAAGGTAGATGGTAAATGGGAAAAAGTAACCTCTTTTCATATTTTTTCTGTAAAAGATATGATAGAGATAAGGTCTAATGTATTAGGCTTAGACCCTATATTCAATGGTATAACTACTATTGAAAACCCCAATGTACCAGGTATGAGTGAACAAATAAGTGTAGTAGCTATAAAAGGTTTTTTCTATCCGGGGGAGATTTAGAGGATGATTTTGTATATCTACAACATGCTGAGATATATATAGATTATATTACTCTAGCTAATTTACCAATTAGGCGCCGACTTAAGTTACTTGAGTCGGCTTCTGAGTATTATAAAGCTCTAAAATCTAAACTCCCCAAATAAATATATAGGTTATGGCAAGTTATACAAGTGGTAGTCCAGGTGCTGGACAATTAGAAATAGGCATAGCATTAGTTTTACAAGATAGGTTTTCTAACCAAGCTAGAGAAGCATCTGGTGTAATAAAGAAGTTACATAATGATGCTAAAATGGCAGTGAATGCTAATGCTATTGCTTTACAAGGTATTGCAAATGGAGTTAGTAGTTTTGCAATAGGTATGGCTGGTACACTCTCGGATGTTGTAATTGAGGGTGCAGAATTTGTTGATACCATGACCACTGTATTAGCCATAACTGAAGCTACTGATGCTCAATTAAAGAAGCTAAGTGATACAGCTCAAACATTAGGTTTACAAACTATGTTTGACTCAAAGGAAATAGCTTCTGGTATGAAATATCTAGCCATGGCAGGTAACTCTGCCAAGGAGATAGATGATATGATTAAAGGGGCTGCTTTTGTGGCTGGTGCTACTGGTATGGAACTTGGTGGTAAAGGAGGTACTGCTGACTTAATCACCAATATTATGAGAACCTTTAAAATAGAAGCTTCAGAAGCTGCAGGTGTTGTAGGAGACCAACTTACAAAAGCAGTCTTATCTTCTAACATATCAATGATGGATTTAGCTGAATCCATTAAATATGCTGCAGCAGATATGGTAACTTTAAAACAAGAGTTACCACAAGTAGCTGCTATGATTGGTACTTTAGGTAATGCTGGTATACAAGGTTCCATGGCTGGTACTGCATTATCCAATATGGCTAGGTATTTAAATAAATCTATATCCCAACCTTCATTTAAAGGGGGTAAAGCTTTAGCTAGATTGGGTTTATCTAAACAGGATTTTGTTGATGCTAAAGGTGATTTATTGGATTTTTCAATAATATTAGAAAAATTACAAAAAGCCACAGCTAATTTAACCTCTACTGAACAAAATGATGTATTCTTGGATATCTTTGGTGTAAGGGGTAATAGAGCAGCAGTAGCTCTTATGAGAGACCTGGATGGTTATAGAGAACTTCTAGGTAAAATAGTAAATGATTCTCAAGGTTTTGCTGAAAGTGTAGTTGAGAAAAGGATGAATACCATAGCTGGTTCTCTGGATATTATGAGGTCTAGTTTGGAAAACCTAAGAACTACATTTACAGAAGCTGTAGAACCATTTCTATCACCCATATTTAAAGGTATAGGTATAGTAGTTGGATGGTTAAGGGATATATTGGCTACACCAGTATTAGGTACTTTGATATCATCCGTAATTACTATAGGTACTGCATTATTAACTGTAGGCTCTGCTTTAACTATCATAAGGACTAAATGGGTATTATTGAAAAATGATTCTCAGATTACTAGTAGAGGAATGTTTTCAGTACTTATAGGTGGTTGGAATGGAGCTACTTTAAGTGCTAAACGATACCTTGATATGGAGAGAGCAATTATTGCTCAAAGGAAAGCTGGTATATTATCCAATACAACTGCTAGTGTAATGCAAGCTACTGGTGTACCGATTGGGGGGATAAGGTATAATAAAGCTGGTATACCAATAGATGCTAAAACTGGTAGATTTGTTAATAGGAAAGTGGCTAGTGATACTATAAGAAATACTAGTGCTAGTACCTTAACTAGAAGTATTATGGGTGGTACCATAGCAGCTACAGCTGGTAGAGGTTTAGTTAGAAATATTGCTGCTAATGGTCTTGGTAAAGTATTACTTGGTTTTGGTTCTAAATTATTAGGCTTTTTAGGAGGTCCTATTGGAATAGCCATTATGGGGGTATCTACTATACTACCAATGATTTTGAGTGGGTTAAGGAAAAATTCTGAATCCTTAGAAGAAAATACTACTTCGGCCTATACCTTAGCTGATAGATATAAATCAGAATCTGATAAACAGAAAAATGGTAAAGATTTAACACTTACTCAAGAGGTAAGGATGTTATATAATGCTATGATGTATTGGGCTGAACAATTACCAAAAATAAAGCCAACTTCTCATGTTACTATAAATGTAGATGGTAAAAAAGGAGTAAGGGAGATAATTACTGAAGATAATGAGGATATAAACCTTAGTTTAGCTACCAAATAATTAACTAATCATGGCAAGTATCATAGGTAAAGGCATAGGGTCCATAACTAATAAATTAGTGGATTTAGAGTCGGGGAGGGTATTTACCTCCCCTCTAAATAAACTTTGGAGGACTAAGATTTTATTAAATAGGGCTACTTCTCCGATGCCCAAGGATAATTCTATTTCAACGTCTGGTGATTTTATAAACCATCATTATGCTAGAGAAAATTCTTTATCTATAGCTGAATCTTCAAACAAATGGTCTTCTAGTAGGAGGGTAGCTATGTCTACTGGTAAGAGCCCAATTATATCTACTGATTACACAAAAATCAACCATTCAAATTCTCAAGAAATAAATAATCAGATTATAATTATAAATAAGAATGTATCCCCCCCTATATCTATTGTAATACAGAATAGACCAAATGAATTATCAGTAAACCCACAATCATATTGGGTAAGTGTTAAATCGATGGGTAGAAATAACCCATTCATGATGTATACTGGGGGTGAGGATACAATATCTTTTGATATTTCTTGGTATGTAAGTGACCCTAATAACCGAGAAGAGGTAATTGCAAAATGTAAATTATTAGAGTCTTGGACTAAAGCCAATGGTTATTTATATGCACCACCAACTTTAAATATTCTTTGGGGTACTTCTGGTTTATTTGATAACGATTTATTTATATTAGAGTCAGCCCCTTATACACTAACACATTTTCAAAATGCTGTTAAAACATCTCCTTATAAACACACCCAATATGGTCAAAGGGTGTCGGATGCAGATTATAGTGTTACTGATTTAAAACTATTACCTAATTTTGCTACTCAAAGTTTAACCTTTAAAAGGGTAAGTTCTAGTAATAGGACTCATTTAGATATTATACCAGAAGAATTATTAAAGAAAACCAAAGGTATCAGTTTTCAAACTGATACTGGTAATAATATTTAAATCATGGCTTCAAATAATATAAGTCCATATAGTAATGCTCGAGTTATCAAATATGACAATGGAGACATTACTTTAGAAAGAATTCCATATGATATAACTTTAGGCCCAGATACTAGAGTACATACAGTATTAGAAGGGGAAACAATTCAAAACATAGCCTATAAATACTATGGTGATTCTGGTTTATGGGGTAAGATAGCTGATGCAAATTCTATATATAATCCATTCACTGAATTAGAAGCAGGGATGGAAATTATAATTCCTTGATATATGGCTTCAGAAATACAACAAGATAGTAAACCAATATTACAGGATGGTACGGGTACTCCCTATTTGGCCATATTTGATGGTAGTGGTAATGCTATTATTGACCCATTGAGTAATTTACCCATTGGAGTTTTTTGTACTGATTTCGAATATTCTTATGATGAAGATAAAGAGGATACTGGGTATATTATATTAGAAACTAATAACCCAGATTTAATCTCAATCCCACAACTAAGGTATCAGATGCCCATTAAATTACAGTGGGGATGGATATATCCTTCAGAAAAACCTAAATGTGGTCAAGTAAGAACGGTAATAATAATAGGTCATGAGGTAGAATTTCAACAAGAAGGTACTCATATTACTATAAACTTTGCTGATTCTTCAATTTTATTGAAGAATACTCCATCATCTTATTACCCTCAATCAGATGGGTTTTTTGATTATGTAAAAAACTTGTTAAATGGTAGTCCAGTTGGTGTGCAATTAGTAGATTATAATCCTTCTGCTACTGTTGCTGAAAAGGTTATTGCAAAAAGAGTGATAAAAAGTGAGGATTTGCAAAGATTAAAATAATTTTGTTATGTCATCTCCAAAAATAGATGTAGAAGCTCTAAGGAGTAGTAATTTTAACCCCTATGAGGTACTTCAAGAGCCAGATAAAAATGACCCAGATTGTGTGGGTATAAAAATTCTAGAATATACCCCTGAGAATCAAGAGTTAACTGAAAGGTTCCCAAATGATTTTAAAGAGATTATACATAAGCATGATAGAGCCACTAATATAATAATAAGTGGTTGTTCTAAGAATTTACGTGGGCAATTAGAACAAATAGCCAGGAATATACCTGGTGGTCCATGGAGTCTAGATGGTAGAGATGGTACATTAAATATCCATAATCAGAAAAAATTAAGACCTATTACTAAAGTATATACCTATGCTGGTGGTAATGGTGAATTACTAAGGTTTCAAGTAAAATCTAAATTTGTAAAGTCTTCTGTTGAAATATCTAAAGCAGCTGATATAGACCCAGATACTAAAGATTTAGATGTAACCACCGCTCAAACTTTAGTAGATATAAATGGTGATAATGTAGATGGATTTATACATTGGTCAGGTAGACAATGGTTAGATACAAGCCCTGACTTTGGCAATAATCCAGACCCCAATGCAGGGGACCCAAGGACCAGGTTATCTAATAGACCTTTGTATGATGAGTATGCTATCTGGGACCCACAGGTATTAGAGAATACTAGAAAAAGGCAAGAAGTATCTAGGCAAGAGATACAAAGAGCTAAAGAAGAATATGATAGTTTACCTGAATTTTCTAGTATATCAGATGCTCAAAAAGCTATATCAGCAGACCCACAATTAACTTCAGAAGAAGTTAATGCTTTTATGGAACAACTGAGGGGTAGGTTCGAATCTTTAAAAGACCCACAAACTTATTCTACTCTAGATAAAGCTATTCATGATACCAATGTATTGGGTAACTTTACTATAGAACGTAAAATTAAATTAAGGGAAACCATAGACCCTACTAGATATGACCCCAATCCACCTAATTCTTTAAGTAATGCTGGCATGGGTAGAGCTTATATACACCCAAGTCAAGTATATGCTGAAAGACAAAGTTCTTGGGATAGGGGTTACAACCATTTAAAAAAGCAAGGTAATATAGAAATTATATCCAGAAATCAATCTGGATTAAAAACTGATTATGGTACACCAATAGGTTGTTATGATACCATCACCATAGTTAGGGAAGCTACAGTTACTGTACCAATAAATGGTGCCAGAGTTTTAAGTTCTGATGTGACACCTAATTCTGGAGTTTCTATGGGTAATGATATAGAAGAAGTGGTTAAAAATCAGGTTACTGCTACTGCTTTGGTTGTAGGGGACCCAAGTATAGAATCATCTATGAATATACAAATACAAAATGTATCTTCTAAGTATTCAGGTTCTTGGTATACTAAAAAGGTAACTCATAAATTCAATAGTGGTAGTGGATATACTTGTGATATAGAATTTATACAAAGAGATATTCCAGTATCTAAGAATGTAATAAAGGCAAATTTAGTGGTTCAAAAGGCTATGGCAGATATTAATGGTATAGCTAAAGAATCATTAAAAACTGGTGCTTATGATAGAATACCAGTATTACAGAATACCCTTTTGGAATATAAAGAAAAGTTCCCTGGTTATTCATTTTTAGCTATAGAAGAAGGTCCAGGTACATATGCTATATATAAAGCAGATAAGGACTTTAATGTAGACTATATTGAACAAGGGGATAAAATTGATTATTCCAATATAGTTAGAGTAGATACAGTTACTTTTGAGAAAAATTAATACCATGACAGTAGGTGAATTAATTCAAAAATATGGTATAGAATACATCGGTAGATTTTATTCAATATATCGTGGAGTAGTATTGGATAATCAGGATTCTGATAATATTGGTAAATTACTTATTATAATACCTTCTATACATGATGGTGTTAAAGTATGGGCAAGACCATATAATAATCCAGGTAGTATAAATTCAGGGGTAAAGTGGTTAATCCCTAGAGTTGGAGATATAGTTTGGGTACAATTTGAAATGGGTGACCCAATGAGACCAATATGGTCTTATCATAGTTGGGGAATAGGAGAGGTACCAGAAGAATTACAAAGTAATGATACAGTTGGTTTAGTGACTCCAACTGGTAATAAGATTTATATAAGTGAAGTGGATGGTTCCTTAACCATTATATTAAATCAAAAAGTAACCATACAAGTAATTGATGGTAGTTCGATAACTATTGATGGTAGTTCGATAACTATTGATGGTGGGGATAAATTGACCATCAATTCTAGTGATACAATTTTAAATGGGGGTAGTAATGGGGGGTTGGTTAATGTGGATTCTCTAAGAAATTTAGTCACCTCCATACAAACTGATTTGGCTACTGTTGGTTCTGGTACTCAGGTAACAGCTTGGATGGTAGATGGGATGGTTAATATTGAGGATACTAAAGTAAAACATTAAAAAAATATAGCCATGAACTTAAAACAACTCAACTCAATTGGTTCTGGTGCATATTTTCCCATAGAATTAACTACTATAATGGGGGAAGATGGTAAACCAGAGAAAGTAACATTACCAGATGGTACTCAAGTAAATAAAGTCTCATGGAGAGTAATATCTGGGGATGTAAGGTTAATAAATCAGAATATAAAAGCCATCTTAACCTTTCAACTAGGTCAAAGATTTAGACAAGAAAACTTTGGTTCTAGAACTTGGGAATGTATAGAAGAACCTAACACCCAAGCTTTATCGTTCCTAGTAAGGGATTTTATAAAGGATGGTATATCAGCTTGGGAACCCAGAGTAAAGGCTATAGATGTACAAACAACCAGAGATAACGAAAAGATACATATATATTTAAGATATATGGTAAACAACTCTCAATCGGTGGAAGAACTTAATTTTGAATATAACCCTTTAAATAACACTACTACTTATGGCAACTAATAATCCTTGGTTAACACCATATCAAAGGTCTTATAATGATATTAAGGCTAAACTGATTAGTGAATTAAGAAATAGAGTACCAGAAATAACTGATTTTAGTGAAGGTAATATATTTATATTAATAATTTCCATTTTTGCTGCTATAGCAGAAGTTATTCATTACTATATTGATAATATGGCAAGGGAAACTTTTTTCCCTACTGCTAGGAGATATTCTTCTCTATATAAGCATAGTAAATTGGTAGATTACCATATAAAGAGTGCTATCCCAGCTTCAGTGGATTTGACTTTATATAAGAGTAATAATAAACCCACTTCTACTGATATAACCATACCAGTAAATACAGTATTCAATTCCATTGATGGTAAACAATGGTTAGTATCCAAAACAGTACTTTGGGAAAAAGGTACTTATTCTATAAAAGTACCAGTAGTACAAAAAGAGAAAGTAGGTGACCCCAATAGGATTCAATTAGGGAATATTACTTCTAATAACCCTATTATATATTTAGGCGATTTACCAGCTGATAAAAAATACATGGAAGGTTCAATGGTTTTATATATAGATAATGAACCTTGGATTTTAGTGGACACCTTTGCATATTCCTCTTCAATTGATAAAACTTATAAAGTGGAGTTAGACCAAAATTTAAAACCTTATATAATTTTTGGGGATGGTTCTTTTGGTATGAAACCCAATTTAAACGGTAAAGTAGAGGGAGTATATTATTTGACTTATGGTTCTTTGGGCAATATAGAAGAAAATTCTTTTAATACTGTACCAAGTAGCATATTGGATATAGAGTCAGATATTAAAGTGATAAATACTAATCCTGCATCTGGAGGTTCTGATTACGAAGATTTTGATATGTTGAAGGACCATGTACCCCTTTCTATAAAAACTTTGGGAGTAGCTATAACTAAGGAGGATTTTGAGGCTATAACTAAGATGGCTCCTGGAGTAGATAAAGCCTACGTAAATTATATATGCGGGAAATATGTTGATATATACATTACACCAGATGGTGGTGGAGAAGCTTCTTTGGCTTTAAGAGAGAGTACTTTAGATTATGTATCCAAGTCAAAAATTATAACTACAAATCTATCTGTATCATCAACACATAGAGCATTGATATATATTGATGCTGATATATATGGTAGAAGGTCATTTACAAAAACTGATATAAGTGACCAGGTAAAGAAAGCTTTAATAGAAGCCTATAGTTATAATACTTCAGATATAAATAAAGTAGTTAGGCTATCTGATATATATGCTTTAATTGATAATCAAAGCATGGTGGATTATTTAAATCTGAATAAATTGTATTTATTAGGGTACCCAACTCCTATAGATAATCCAAATACTTCACCAGAATTAAATATTAGTAGTTTTGTTCAGAATTACTTTAATGGTGTAGGTGGTTCCATTAGTGAAACCATGGTTATTACTATATTAGAGAATGGTTATAAGATAACTGATACTAGTCAAAAAACCTACAATGGTCAATTCGGTCAGAATCTGACAGTAAATAATGACAATGTGGGATTTACAATTACTATTGGGGATAGTACTAGTGGTTTAAGGTACAATGTAGGGGATAGGTATAACCTATTTATCCAGAAGATGAACATGGATTTGGTACCTATGAATTATAATATCCCAATATTTAAATCAGAAACCATAAACCTTACTATTCATGAAGTCGTTTAAAAGTTTCAAAGATTATATCTTTACTCACCTTTTCCCATATGAATATAAGGTAGAAGATACTTATAAAGATATAAATGGGAAAGGTATATTAGAGAGATTTATAGATATATGTTCTGAGTATTTTGATAAAGAAGTTATACCAGAGATAGATAATTTCACAGATATAATTGATATAGATAAAACACCGGGTATATTTCTAAACTATATTTGGGAATATTTTGGATATATCCCATATGCCTATGGTGTATTGGTAGGTGATTCAAGTTATTCTAAAGAAAATGTTTATAAATGGTTAAATGACCCAAGGAGTTTTCCCAAGGCTGATACTAGAAGAATATTAAAATATGCCATATCCTTATATAAGATAAGGTGTACAGAGGATTTCTATACAGTATTGGGAAGATTCTATGGAGTAAGATTTGAATTAAAGGAAGTAGGTAGTTCTTCTGGTAATGGAGATGTAAGTACCATAGATTTGATTATAGCTAGTTATAATAATGTATACAGTACTTACGATGAAATAAAAGCTGGTTGGAGATATGGAGATTGTTGGTCATGTATACATATGATAGCCAATATTTATATTCCTAAAGGGATGTATGATTTATTGGTGGAAATGGGTACATTAGATGATGCTAAAAAAGCTCTTATTGAGATATTGAATAAGTATTTACCTATACATGTAAAGTTTTTTGAGGATGAAGATGTTACTTTGATACCTGATATTCCTACTATATTGATTAGTGCACCTCCTGAAATACCCTTAAACTTAACTTCAGCTACTATTAGGATATCTGGCCAAGGTGAGGATAATCCAGATGAGCCAGGAGATATTGATTTATCTCAATTTAAATTGGAAGTACAAAATACTTCTCCTTATTTAAATACTGAATATGTATATAACATTTTTATACATGATTGGGATGGGTCATATAGTGATATAGTAGTACTGGAAATAGGACCTTCAGTTACTTGTGATTGTATTTCTATAACCAGACCAGAAGCTGGACAAACTAGGTTACATGGGTTATATGAATTTAGTGATTATCCCAGTAGTGGTAGTTTATATTTAACTGCTTTGTTAGAAGTAGAAGGTAAGGAGTACAGAGTAAATTCAGCTTTAATAACCCCCATAGATAGACCTTCAGAATTGGTAGTTAGTATATATGATGATATTTATAGTAGTTATGAAGAAATAAAGTCTGGATATTAAGTAGAATAAAGATATGATAATGTTCCTAAAACCATTGGTAATCCAACAAGAAAATAAAATGTTAGATGAAGCAGTAGACCAAATTACAGAGTCATCCATTAAGTTAGCTGAAGCTACTGCTAATTATGGTGCTCTAAAGATTGTATTTAGCATCTTTATAGTGTTTATGATTTTGATAGTTATATTATTCATCTATCAAATTATAACACTTACTAAGAAAATAGATACAATACATACTGCTGCAACTAGAACTCAAGAATATTTTAAAGGAGTATCAGATAGTAGTATAGGTGATAATGAAGCTCAGGTTATAATTAGACGTAGTATGAATAGCCTATGTCAAAGTATAAAATATTATATACTAAGGATAAGGCTAGAAAACCATGTAGGAAATAAAATTTTAATCGAAGATAAGGTTGATAGAGTAGTAAAAAATGAATTTTCAGAATTAACTAATTTCTTAGGTAATTTTATAAATAATGAAAAACAACTTTCTGGAGTTGTAAATACAGAAGATATAGATGTTATAAAACAGTTTGTATTAGAACAAGTATATATACCTAAATCAGAGTTTACTATCTCTAATATGGACCAATCCACCTCTATATTGATAAATGGTTTAAAATTGAATTATATAAAGAATCTGTAGTATGAGGAATTTAGTTATAATATTAGACCCAGCCCATGGTTCAGATGTAGCGGGTAAATCCTCTCCTGATGGTACGCATAAAGAATATATATGGAGTAGAAATATATGTAATTCATTAGCTAAACAGTTGGAAGATTTAGATTTCAGAGTGGAATTTACAAATACTTCTGAATTAGAGATAGGATTATCTAAGAGGAAGCAAATAGCTAACAATATAAAGATAGAACCTAACCAAAGTAAATTATTACTAACTCTACACAATAATGCAGCAGGTATGGGTAATAATTGGTGTAATGCTAGTGGCTATGAAGTATTTACATCCTGGGGTAATACCAATACCAAATCCCATGTATTTGGGAAAATTCTTGTAGATAATTTAAAATCTTCATTCCCCACCTATAAGTATAGAGGTCTTAAAGAATCCAATTTTACAGTACTTATGGGTGATTACTATGCTTTATACATCGAGTGGTTATTTCAGGATAACAAAGAAAATGTACGATTATTAAAAAATGATTTAGTAAATGATAGGTTGGTAGTTACTCTGGTAAAAGCTATAGTAGAAATGGATAATATTAATAACCAATCATAGTAACCATAGTTGAGTTGGTTAATGTGGGGAGTATAGGGAAGGCATTATATATGCCCAACTATACTCCCTTTTTTGTTAAAAATGAAAATCATCTTTAGCATTTATTAATACTGCCTTTATATGTTTTCTCATCTGTGAAATTAAGTCATGTGATTTTTTATCCTTTGGTAATTCAAAAAATTCTATCAAATGTTCAATGGATAGTTTACCATGAGCTTTTTCTACCCTTTTTTGAAAAAATATAGGTGGGTCTAACTGTGTTACAAATAATAGATATTCATCTGGAGATAGGTGTTCTTTCATATATTCATGAAATTTTAGTGATTTATTTTCTTTATTCAATACCTCCTCTGAATCATCTAATAATTCTTTATTATTATCAAACAAAGTTTCAAGAGAAACTAATTCTTGATTAAATTCTGAAGATTTAGAATAAGCATTTCTTAAAAGTTTATTTTTATAAGTCATTAGAGAACTTAATAGGGTAGCTTTTAATCTCTCATCTTCATAATCATCCTGGTATTTGTTATATACATATAAAAATTTATCCCAAAAGTAAGATTGAATAATGTCTGGTGATACATTATATCTTCTGTAATCTATACCCTTAGTAAGGTTTCTAATCAAAGGTTTACAGAGTTTATAAAATTTTTCAAACCTATCTTTATCATAATGTGTAAATTCTTTTATCCTATGAATTTCACACCCATAATTAACATTGTTGGCCATACCATAATATTTTTTAAAGTAATTTTTGTTTATGCAAATATATAAATATTATCTATTCTTGAGAAAAATTTATTTAATAATTTCACTCTGTATGTAAATACTGTTTATGAAGTGTGTTATATGAGAACTAACTTCTGATATGAGAAGTTCTATTATTAACTATAATTTATTATAATTTTTTTACTTAAAAATGAAAAAGAAGACAGGGTCTTTGGATAAGTTTAGTTTTTCCATAGAGTTTCAATTAGAAGTATTAAGATTTTTTATACAAAGTAAAGAATCTTTAATGGTTATATCAAAAATAAAACCTGGATATTTTACCCTTATAGAACATGCCCTTATAATGGAAGGTTTGTTGAGATTTTATAAGAAATATCATAAAATACCAGGAGAACCATTATTGATAGAATCTTGTAAAAACTTATTAGAAGGTAAGGATTATGTTAATTTAATTACCAAGGATGATATACCTAATCTAAATAAGATTATTAAGAACTTATATGAATTCCCCTTGAAAGATGAGTCAATTATCCAAGAGAATATTTATAAGTTTTCTGCTTATATAGAGATGAAGTCCCTTAATGAAACCATGGATTTTTCGGATTTTAATCTCTACGAAGCTTATCAAAATAAAGTAGCCAAGATTATCCATAATTCAAAACCTATAAAAGATGAAGAACCATTGATGATGGTTAATGGTACAGTTAGAAGGCAATTAATGAGAAAAATTGACCCAGATATAGTACCTACTCCATATTGGCAATTAAATAAATTATCTAATGCTAATGGTTATTCTAGAGGTAGTATATTCGTATTATTGGATAAACCAAAGGCTAAGAAAACCTTTGCTTTAATAAATATAGCAAGAGGGTATCTTGCTATGAAAAAGAATGTACTGTATATAGATACAGAAAATGGTAAAAACCAGATAATGGAGAGGATGATTCAATCCACTCTAAATAAAACCAAAAAGGATATAATGTCTGGGGAGTTTGATAAGATGGAACAGAAACATATGAGAAAATATAAGAGGTTGGGAGTAGAATTTATAGTAGAAAGATTACCAGCCTTAGTATCAGATGCAAATTCCATTAAGTTTTTGGTACAAAAATTAGAGAGTGAATTAGGTATAAAGGTAAATATATTAGTTATAGATTATGCAGCTAAATTGGCTTCAATAGCCAAGGATAAGGAAGATATATCCCGTATAAATAATGTATATATAGAATTGGATAACTTGGGTTCAGAATTAAAATTAGATGCTATATGGACAGCCCAACATATAACTAGAGAGGGGGCAAGACATAAACCTACTAAATATGAAGATAATGATATAGCTTCCTCTATTTCCATAGTTAGGAATGCTCAATGTATATTAGGTTTGAATTCTACAGAAGAAGAGGAAGAACATAATATACAAAGATTAGAGGTAGTTGTTCAGAGGGATGGTAGACCAAGTGGTAGGTGTTTATTTAACATAGATGCAGATAGGCAAAGATGGAAAGAATTTTCTAAAGAAGCCAGAAGTAAGTATGATGAAACTCAAGGTAAAGTAGTTGATAGTTTAATTAAGAAGCATAGTAAATCTAACCCAGTTGCTGATAAGAGTAAAGCTGAGAATAAAAGTGGTGATATATAACATATGGCTACAAAATTAACTAATAACTTCAAAGGTAAGTTACATCAATATTTCATTTTAAAGATAAAGGCTTATGATTATAGGAATGGGTGGATGAAGTCTAAATGCCCATATTGTGGTAGGGAAGGTAAATTTGGTATAAACTTGTCCATGAATAGAACTAATTGTTTTGTGTGTGGTAATCACCCATCCCCTATACAATTAGTTATGTATTTAGAAAATGTTGACACATATAATGAAGTAATAAATATACTAAATTCTTCTAAATATGAGGGCTTTATATTTAAAGAAGAGAAAATAGAGTTACATGAACAAAAAGAGATATTCTTACCAGATGGTTTCAAATCTTTATTGGTAGGTAATTCTATATTAGCAAAATCAGCCAGAAATTATGTTAAGAATAGAGGTTTTGATATAAGTAAAGTTGCTATGGCTGGTTGGGGGTATGGAACTAAAGGTAAATATTTTGGCTACTTAATTATACCTTTTTATGAACATGGAAAACTTATATATTACAATGCTAGATTATTTATAGGTAATGGTCCAAAATATAATAATCCAGAAGTTTCTAATACTGGGTTAGGAAAATCCTTTATTATATATAATAAAGACGCTCTTTATATTTACAGGACAGTTTATATATGTGAAGGAGCTATAAATGCTGAAACTATAGGAGAGAGAGGGATAGCTTCTGGAGGTAAAGCTATATCTAGGTATCAGATTAATGAAATCATAAAATCTCCAGTTGAGAGAGTTATAATTCTATTTGACCCAGATGCTAAAGATAGAGCTATAGATTTAGCTTTTAAACTCATTAATTTCAAAAAAGTAAAGGTTATATTTTTACCAGAGGGTAAAGATGTAAATGATATTGGTAGAAAAGAAACCATGAAATTAGTATATAATTCACATTATCTCACCTATTCACAACTATTAAAATTAAAGACAGATTTGAAATTGTAAGATGAGATTACCAGGGATACATATAAGTATAGATACTTTTAAAGAGATAATTAATAAATTGGATATCAATATATCTGATAAACAGATTATGGATATATTTAAGATGGCTAGGGGGTATTCCTTTGACCATCGTTCTGTTATAATTAATCAAAATAAGAAACTTACTAACCAGGTAGTAAGTAGGGTAAAATCTTCTACTAGAGATGCTAACCTATTAGCTGATATAATATATTCAGTTAGGACAAAAATGAAACATGTGGGGGTATTTAAAATAAAACAAACAGATACACAGTGGACTCATATAAAAGAGTTGGTACCTATCATAAATGATTTTTGTAATAAATATGATTTGAATAAACGGGAGGGGTATATATGTTTTGTTGAAACTGGTCTAAAACTTTTAGCTTCTACCAAAAGAGCTAATTTTAATTTTTGTGTTAGTTGGATGTTACAAAAGGTGGATTGGATTTTAAAGGTGTATGACATAGAAAATTTAATAGCTAAGGATAAATATCCTCAAGAAACTAGGGAGGTACATGATATATATGTAAATAGGATATTAGAAATGACTGGTATCCCTAATAATTATATTAATAATTCTTCGGATTATTTTAATTTCCTGAAGGCTAGAGAATTGGCAGATAAATTAGGTGTGGATTATGAAACTTTTATAGAATCTCAATTTGAAGCCTTAGCTTTTTGTAATGGAATCCCTAATATATCTGATTTATGGGGAGATAAGGCATCCCAAAGATTGTCTCAATATGTATTTAAAAATGGTTTAACTTTGACACCTGAATCCAAGAAGGTAACTAAGGATATTTGGGAAGATTTTAAAAAGTAGAAAAAATGATTACCCTATCAAAAAAAGAATTAATGGGTTTACTTGAAGATTTTCTAGTTGAGAATAATTTGTGGGATGAATTTTATGATTTTTGTGTATACAGAAAGAATATTGATTTTGATTCCACAGGGTTGGTTGAACCCATAAAAATTAGTTTACCATATGATGATAATAACAATTAAGAATGCTAATCAATGTGAAGTTGATGGGCCATTAAAAGTAGTCCATAAACTGTATAATGAGTTTAAGATAAAACATCCAAATGCTTGGCATATACAAATGTATCAAAGGGGTAATAATAAATGGGATGGTTATATAAAGTACATAAATGATTATGGTATATTTAGGATTGGATTATTACCTAAAGTATATGAAACTTTAATATCCTGGGGTGAAGAAGTTAAAATAATTGATAGAAGACCTAAATTGAGTATAGAGCCAAATATACCTAAATCTCTTGGTTCTATAGATTTATACCCAAGACAGATTGAAGCCTTGAATAATTTATTGAATAATAAAGTTGGAGGTACCCCATTTTTAATATGTGTAGGAGATTACGCAGTAGGTTTTGGTAAATCTTTACTATTCTGTGCTATCCATGAATCATTTCATAGACAAATTCCAACTATATTGTTATTAAATGATTCTGATTTATTTGACCAGTTTAAAAGAGAGATTCCACCATTACTACCCAATGAGAATATTGCTTTCATAAGAGGGGGTAAAGTATCTAGTTGGGGTAATTTTAATGTAGCAATGGTTCAATCTGTATCTCAGAATTTAAATAAGTATGCCTATGAGTTAAGTAAAATCGGTATAGTTTTAATTGATGAAGCCGATATTATCGATAATAAAACCTATAAATCAGTAATAGAACACTTATATAATACCAAGGTAAGAATAGGATTAAGTGGTACCATATATATGGATAATTCCAAGAAAAATATGGTACACAATATGAATATAATGCAGTTTATAGGCAATAAAGTAGACCAAGTAAAGTTATCAGACCAAATAAAAAATAAGAAAGCTACTCCTGTAGTAGTAAAGATGGTTGTTTCTAACATAGAACCCAAAGAGAAAGTAACTACATATTTAGAAGAATATGAAAGTATTATTAGTAATAATAATGAAGCGTATAAGATAAGTTTTACTAGAACACAATATAATATTAAGTATGGTAGACTTCCAGCATTAATTGTTACTAAGCATATAAATCATTGTGAAAACCTTTATAAATATTATAAAGAAAGGAATGATGAATTGGGACTAGGATTTAATATAGCTTATGTACATCATAAAACACCTAATAGAGAAAAAATATTGAATGATTTTAGAAATGGTAATATAGATATACTTATATCCACAACCATAATTTCTAGAGGGAAGAATTTCCCAGATTTAAGATATCTACAAAATACTGCTTGTATGGATTCCAATGAAAAATCTATACAAATATTGGGTAGGTTAGTAAGACAATCTTCATCTAAAAACAAAGCTTATCTTGACGATATAGTATTCCCGGGTCACTATTTATTAAGACATAGCAAACATAGAAAGATATACTATCAAAGAGAGAATCTAAAGGTTATTTTAGTTGATGGTATAAAGAATAGGAAAACTAAGTCATTTAATAAAGTAGAAAGCCATGAAAAATAAAAGGGTTAAAAAATCAGACAATAAGGAGAAGATGTTTAAACAAGGGAAATCTAATGCTTGGCATTATACCGATAGGTACTTTGACCCAGAAGATTATAAAGAATTTGAGGAAAAGTATGGGGTACTAAGTCATTTCTCACTTCCTTTAAAAAAGTAAGTTTAGAGTGATTAATGTACATAATAAATAAAGAATATACAATTTATTATCAATAAATTGAAGTTGATATGCCTCGTAAAAAACAAGAATTACCTGATTTAAGTAAAACTAATATACTTAAACCAATTACATTAGATATGATAGGTTCTAATGGTGACCCATGTTTTGGTAAGAATTATGATTTATCTACCGAAGAATGTAAAATATGTGGAGATTCAGAATTATGTTGTATTAAGTTTTCTAATTCTCTTGGTAAAACTAGAAAGGAGTTAGAGAAAGAGAATAACTATAAAGATTTAGATATCTTAATAGATAAAACTGCAGCTAAAAAAATGTTTAGAACTTTAAAACGTAAAGGTGAGGATAAAAAATCTATAATAGATAAATTACAAAAGAAATTTGAGTTAACCAGACAAGAAACTAGGCTTTTATATAAAGAATTTTCAAATAAAAGTACCACTAAATAATATATCCATTATGTCAAATTTATTATTTACAAAAGTAAGGAATGTTAAGGCTCCAGAAAGAGCCCATATAGAGGATGCTGGTATAGATTTTTTTGTACCAGAATTTGATTATAACTTTCTTAAGGATTTTGAAAATAAGAACAGATTAACTACTAAATCGGGTATTATAAATTCTACTGAGATTTTGGTAGCTCCCCATGATAGAGTATTGATACCTAGTGGTATAAGGGTAATACTACATCCAGGTTCGGCTTTAGTTGCCTTAAATAAATCTGGGGTAGCCACTAAAAAGGGTTTGTTGGTAACTGCACAGTTAATAGACCCACAATATACTGGGGAAGTACATATAGGGATATATAACTCAGGTGATGATAGTCAGATTATAAATTGTGGAGAAAAATTAGTACAGTTTATCCATATACCAATTTTTAGTTCAATACCCGAAGAGTTAGGTTTTGAAATATATGAACAATATATTTCAAAAATGGGTTCAGATAGAGGAGATAATGGGTTTGGTTCAACTAATAAATAAAGTATAACATATGGATTCTAGAGATATAAAAGAGGAACCTAAACCAATTGCTGATTCCAAATATTTAGAAACTTTATATGGTTTACAAAAAGAACTTTTGGATAATTATATAAAGATTGAGGGGTTACCCATGTATCCATTGGATATAAATACCAAAAAGTCTCAAATAATATTAAAGGATTTTGTGGGTAGGGTAATTGAGGAATTAGCTGAAGGTTATGAATCCCTATTAGCCGTAGATGAGTTAACTCAAAAAAATGAGTTATGGGTAAATGAGATAAATGAAGTAGATTATATACAGACTTTAAATCATTTACAGAATGCAGGTGAAGAGATTGCTGATTCTCTTCATTTTATGTTAGAGTTACTGATATACTCTAATATCCAACCTAAGGACATAGATGATTTCATAGAAAAATACATTAAATATCAACACCACCCTATTACTACTAATGGTAGTGAAGTAAAAGAGTATTGGTATCAACTTTCAGAACAAAATATCTTAAGGAAGGCTATAGTAGTTGGTACCAATATGATGTATGATAAGTTACCCATAGACTTAGAAAGTAACTTAAAGAAAACAGTAGATTTGGTACAAGATATAATTGATGATTATGAGGATTCCTATGAATTTATACATAAGCATGTATTAGATATAAGGTATCTAAGTTGCGGTAGATATTATAGTCATGAGTTATATTACTCCTATAAGTATATGTTATGGGAAGTAACATATTGGTTGAATATAGCTAGGAACTTCTTAAAAAATAAGCCATGGAAACAATCTCAAATGATGACTAATGAATCTGGATATCAAGAAGCTATAATTATGGCCTTCTTAAGTATGATGGGATTATTCTTTAATTTAGGCTTAGTAGATTCTGATATATATTTCTTGTATTGGAAGAAAAATAAGGTAAATCAGTTCAGGATAAAATCTAATTATTAATAGGTGATGGAGCAGTATTTAAATTTATTAGATAAGGTAACTAACCATGGTTATTATAAACCTTCTGCCAGGAAAGGTATGCCAGGTACTTATGAAGTATTTGGTGAAATGTTAAGGTTTGATTTAACTGAAAATTTCCCCATATTAACAACTAAAAAAGTATACTTTAAAGGAGTAGTAGCTGAGTTACTTTGGTTTTTAAAGGGTAAAATTAATATTCATTACCTTTTAAAAAATAATGTACACATATGGGATGATGATGCCTATAAATATTATCTAAGGTTATGTAAATACCAAGGTATAGAAGAAGAATATTCTAAAGAAAGGTTTATTAAGATGATAGAATCCTGTGATATTTGTATAACAGGATTAGAAACTAATATACCATTAACTGATGGTTCTTTTTACCATTATGGGGATTTAGGTTTTTCATATGGGCATCAATGGACTTATTGGGAACATAGCTTAAATCAGTTAGAACAGTTAATAGATGGTCTTATCGAAAGACCTAATTCTAGGTATCATGTAGTAACAGCTTGGAACCCTAATCAAATATTTCCCCTAGAAGTAGCAGTACCCCCATGTCATATACTATTCCAATGTAATGTACGTAATAATAAGTATTTGGACTTAATAGTAACTCAACGTTCCTGTGATATATTTTTAGGGCTTCCATTTAATATATCCTCTTATGCTTTATTAAACCATCTTATTTGTAGGCTTACTGGATATGAGCCAGGGGAATTAATATGGGTGGGTAACTCCATACATTTATATGAGAATCATATAGAGGCTGCAAAAGAGCAACTAAAAAGGAAACCACTTAATAATACGGCTATAGTTAAACTTAAAGAAGAAACCTGTAAATACAAAAATTTATGGGATTTTGAAGTAAGTGATATCATACTAGAAGGATACCAATCCTTAGAATCAATTAAAGCTCCTTTATCGGTGGGTATTTAATAAGGTATGAGAAAGAAGATTTTTAATGATTCCTTAGAAGCCTGGGAGAAAATAAATGAGGCTTTTATAAAAGGAGAAAAAGGTTGGGATATTATTATAAAAAATAAGGCTCTGTATTTATATGATTTAGTAATTGAGGTAGCTAATCCAAGGCTACCTCAAAATTTTGATTTTGGAAGACATTTTAACTATACCATATCCAAATGGAATAATCTAATAGGTAATTATATTAATAAACCAGATTTACAAAAAGTAAAATCCTGGGTATCTAAAGAAGAAGAGAAAAATAATAAGGTATATAATATACCATTATCATTTGATAATAAACATGGTCATGGTAAGAGTTGTTTATTATCTATGGTATTTTCTAGAAGAATGGGTGATGTATTACCTTCAGTAGTGGTATTTTTGAGAGCTTCTGAAATTACTAAAAGATTGATATGTGACTTATTATTATTTCAAAGGGTAGGTGAATATATTTATGGAGAAGATGATTTTAAATTAGTTATCCATTTCAACCAGGTATTTAATGATGATACTGTATTATTAATGTATGATGTACATCGTGATATCAAGAGTATATTGGGTTCAGTAACTAACAGTGATAGAAAAAGGTATCTATTAGAAAGGTTAGAATACTTAAAGAGTTGTAATCCAGATGATATTAAGTATAAGGTACATAAAAGAGCTCTTAAAGTATTGAGACCAGATTTATTTAAATACCCAAAGACACTAGTTAGAGATTGTAAGTTACATATTACAGAATAGATAAATATACTAACTTTTTTTTATTAAAACCATTAAACATTTAAAAACATGAGGATTTATTCAAATGGGTATGAGTTAATATCCGAAACTGGTCGTAATTTATGGGAAATGGGTTCCGAAGTAAAGCCAAAAACTTATCAAAATAAAGTTATAGCTGGTAATGATGATTTTATTACTAAAGAACTTATTTGTGAACAATATTGTTTAACAAAATTGGAAGATGAAGATATCTTATTTGTATTTACAAATTGTAAAGATTGGGCTATAGCTGAATTTAAAGAAAGGATTGATTCCAGGAGAATTAACCCTGGTGAGGCTTATAAATTGAGGTGGGAAATTTGGAATGATTTTTTGACCAATATAGATACTCATGAAATAGGTAGTGATGTATATAGTGTACCTAAATTTGATTATACATATTCCGAAAGGATTAATACAGAAGTAGATTACAAGGGATTAAAGTATCCTAAATTAGAAGCTATAATTAGGTTGTTAGAAGAAGACCCAGATACTAGGAAAGCAGTATTGAATATATTTGGAACTATAGATTCTAACTATTATGATGGTTATCATAGGATACCATGTTCTATGTATTATGATTTTCTAATCAGAGAGAACCCAAGAGGAGAAAAGCAATTGAACTTATGTTATCATCAAAGGAGTTCTGATTTTATAACTCATTTTGGAAATGATGTATGGTTAGCTTGGCAATTAAAGGATTATGTTGCAAATAGGTTAGGAATTAAGCCTGGGTACTTATACCATACTATTGATTCTTTACATGTGTACAAAAAGGATTGGGTGAAATTAAAAACTTCCCTCAATAGTATGGTATAAACACGATTGATAATAATAACAAGGAAATCTATAAATAAATGTGCATTCCATAATATATTAGAGGTTAATTAATGAAGGATTGAGCTATAGTATAATGGTTAGTACAGGGGATTTTGATTCCTCTAGTCCTGGTTCAACTCCAGGTAGCTCAACCAAAAATGCTCGGATGGTGGAATAGGTAGACACGTGGGACTTAAAATCCCATGGACAGCGATGTTCGTACGGGTTCGATTCCCGTTCCGAGTACTACAATTTAAATAATTATTATAATGGTAACCAGATATCATATAATAAGAACTTTTAGTGAATTAAAACAATTAATAGAAGCATGCTCAAAAACTGGGTATGCTTCTATTGACTTTGAAACTAATGCTAAAGGTATCTATACAGATGAATTTAAACCAACCATATTATCAGTATCCTTTCAAGTTGGTTCAGGTGTAAGTATCCCATTACAACATTTTGATGAATCAGTTTCTTTTTTACAAAAAAATGATTTATGGTTATCATGGTTACAATATTTCGGTAGGAAAGTAATAGAAAATCCAAACATAGTAAAGGTAGGTTGGAATTGGAAATTTGATAATCAGATATTTGTAAAGTATGGTATATATGCTAGGGGTACTGTAATTGACGGTATGTTAGCAAAATATCTCTTAAATGAAGAAAGACCTAATGGTCTGAAAGATATGGTTAGGAGATATTTGCCAGAATTTGGTGATTATGAAAAGTATGATAAATTCGATAATATACCATGGGATAAAAAACCATTAGAACCATTATGTAGATACGGTTGCATGGATGTAGATTTTACCCTACGTTTATCTATATTTTTGGAGGCTAAATTAATAGAGAAAGGTTTTTATAGTTTATATAGGCATCTAATAATGCCTGCAAGTAAAGTATTGCAATCAGCTGAATGTCATGGTTTACCTCTAGATAAAGAGTTGAATGAATCTTTGCAGGTAAAATATAATAACTTAATAGAAACCTTTACTAATAAGCTTTATTCAATTCCACAAGTAATAAAATATGAAAAATATACTAAAAAGGAGAGAAAAGATAAGTATATTAATAAACTAAGGGAAGAAATTGAAGAATTAAGTAGTCAAACTGGGAAAGAGAGGCAAATAAAAACCAGAGAACAAAAAATATCTCGGGTTTTGGTTGGGGAATATGTTACTAAAGAAGAAAAAGCCTTAGATAATCCAGTAAACTTTAAATCAACCAAACAGATGATTGATTTATTGTTTATATCTCCCAAAGGGTTCAAATTTCCAATATTAGCTTATACCAAAGATGAGAAGACCAAAAGGGATACTTCCAACCCTAGTACTTCAGAGGATGTTTTGGTCAAGCTAAAGGCTTATGATAAATCTAGTTTTATAGATACTTTATTGGAATTGAGGGGTGTATCAACTATAAATTCCACTTTTATAGTAGGATTAGGTAACCTTATTCAAAGTGATGGTTGTGTACACCCAACATTTCTAATACATGGTACAACTTCTGGAAGGTTATCATCTAGGGAACCCAATGGTCAAAATATACCCAAGACTATGGTTAACCCCGATGTAAAACTTCAATTTATAACTCCTCCAAATAAGTTATTTTTAACTTATGATTACTCTCAAGCAGAATTACGAATATTAGCCCATTTGGCTAAAGAAGATACCATGCTAGAGTGGTTTAGAACTGGTAAGGATATTCACTTAGCATCCGCTTGTAAAAAATATCATGAAGATTACGATAAGATAATAAAAATCTATGAAGATGAACAACATCCAGAACATAAACTTTGGAAAAAAAGAAGGAAACAAGCTAAAACCATAAACTTCGGTATAGTATATGAACAGTCTGCTCCTAAATTAGCAGAATCTCTTTCAACTCCAGAAGAAGTAGTATCAGCAGAAGAAGGTCAAGAATTTCTGGATGATTATTTTTGTACTTTTCCAAAGATTAAGAAATTCATGGAAAAGCAACATAAATTTATGGAGAAAAATGGATATTGTGTATCTTTATTTGGTAGGAGGAGAAGATGTCCCCAAGTATATTCCGAAAAGTATGGAGAATATTTGGAAGCTTTGAGACAGAGCACAAACATGCCATGCCAATCTGCAGCATCAGATATGGCTTTATTTGCATCTGTTATAGTTTATGAAAAGGTAAAAAAAGGAGAATTACCCCCAATGGATGAAGTAGATACTGTACATGACTCTGTATATCAATTCATTGAACCTAAGTATTTAACTCCGGATACTATATATGGTATATGGGATATTTGTCGTAACCCCTCTACAAAAAAGTATTTTGGATTTAGTATAGATGATGTTGATATGTCCATGGATTTTACTGTGGGTAGGAATATGGCGGAAGAGTTACCCTATATACCAGGTTATGATTATTCAAAACTTTTAAGAGAAGATTTTGATATAAATGAATATTATGAGGAACATAAAAAGACCCGGGATATAGCCATTAAAGAGTATCCTAATATATTTAAAGAAGACTTTTCTATGTCATGGAGAAAAAGATAAGTGAAATAAAAGATGATTGCATATCCATAAGATATCAAGGTAAAATATATACTATAAATATATCAGAAGAACTTTCTATAAATGAGAATATATTAAATACTCAATTAAAAAACCATCCTTCTAATTATGCTTTCCTTTGTTTAATCAGGGATAAATATATTAGAAAAAGGGATAGGTTGGAAAAAGAGAAAGACATTGCATACAGTAAAGCTTGGCTATTTTATAAAGAGTCAGATAGTAGGTTAAACAATGATACCGTATCCCACAAAGCATTAACTAATAATAAATATATAACTTTAGAGAAACAGTTTTTAAAGATATCAGATAAAGCAAATAGGTTAATAAGTATATGTAAGGCATATGAAGCCAGGGAAAGGATATTACAAACATTAGCAGCTAACTTAAGAAAACAACAATAAAAGTTTACAAAAAAATGATTAAAGGTATAAACATCCCATTACCCACTAAAGACATTGCTATAAAATTAAATCTTTCAGTATTGGGTGAACCCACTGAAAATAGGGTATTGATAATCCATCCAAATGATAATGAATATACCACAAAAAGTGGATTATACGTATCGAACCCAGATTCTAATGAGTTGCCTAAAAAAGGTGTAATAATAAAATTGGGACCTATTACTGAGGGGTATAAGACTTATATTAACCAATTGATGGTAGGTAGTATAGTTACTTATGGTATGTATGCTGGTAAAGAAATTGAACCTAATTTTACTGATTCAGAATTAAATTTAGGTAATGATTATAAATATACTGTTCTTTCATTAAATGAGCTTATTTACATTGAAAATCAATAAATATTATGGAAAAGAATCCGAAAAAAACTAAATCAGTCAAAAAATCCACTGAGGGTAGTGGTAAAAAAGTAATAATGAGTACCAGAGAGAGGATGATTCAACGTAAAAAAGAACTCTTGGAAAGAGGTAGTGGTAGTGGATTACTCTTTCCCAAAGATGGTACTATGAGAGTAAGGTTAATGAACCAAGGTCCTGATAAAGAATTGGGGATGGAGATTATTCAATTCTACTTAGGACAAAAGATGGGAGCTATAATTTCTCCTGCTACTTTTGATGAACCCTGTCCATTTATGGAGAAATATCAAGAATTGAAAGATTCTAATGATGAGGATGACCAGGAATTGGCAGGTAAAATAGCACCTCGTAGAAGGTATATTGTTGGTGGTACTGTATACAAGGATGAGAAAGGTAAAGAAGTAGACCCCGATAAGGTTTGTAAACCCATCCTTATCCCCCGCTCTGTATATCAGGATATTATAGACTTATACCTTGATGAGGATGATTGGGGAGATATGACTGATACTGATGAGGGTTATGATATAAAGATAAATCGTACTGGGAAAGGAATGACTGATACTAATTATACAGTAACAGCTTGTCCTGGTAGGAAACCTCTAAATCCTAAATATGTAAAAGAGATGGATTTAGAAGAGGTTGTAAGGAATATTATAAAACCTTATGATGAACTAGAAACCCTCCTTTCAAAATACTTAAATTCAACAGAAGAAGAGGAGGAAGAGGAAACTCCCAAAAAGAAAAAGGTAGTAAAGAAAAAGAGAAATGGGGATATTTAATTAAACATCTGGGTAAATAAACATATCATCAAGAATTAAACCTTAGTTATAATAACTAAGGTTTTCTTATTAATACAGAGAAAATTATGGATAATATTAAGGTAGATAACAATCAGATAGAAGAAGATATTTCTATAAATGAGATAATTAATAATGATTATTTTAAAAAATCTCTGGAAAATGAAATTTTTCAATATAATAATAGACCTTTACTTGAATCAGGGTATAAATATAAGAGAACACCATATGATAATCTAAAAGATAAGGGATTATTCAATGTATTTGACCTAACCAGATTATTTGTTCATATAGTGAATAATGATAAGGTGGATAATTCCAAATCTGAGAGAGATGCTATTGTAAGTTTATGTTTGAAATGTGCTGGTTATACCTATAAATACTTAAAGGGTCATGGCAAAGAAAAAGAAAGTAGGAGTTAAAGTACCCACTATAAATGAAATAACCAAAAGATATGGTTCTTCTTTAAAGATATCAGCATCAGAAGAAGAAGATTTAGGTTTATGGATACCTTCTACATTTTTTTCTTTAAACCATTTAATGGGTGGAGGATGTCCATGGGGTAGGATTATTGAAATGATGGGTATGGAGAGTTCAGGTAAAACTCTATGTGCTTTGAATTTTGCTTATGCTACCCAACAATTAGGGGGTCATGTAATATGGGTAGATGCTGAACAAGCTTGGACTAATGATTGGGCTATCCAAAATGGGGTAAATCCTGATAATGTAACCATATTGAATGATACCCAGGTAGAAGTAATATCAGATGCCATAGCTGATTTAGCTATATATTATAGGTCAAAGTTAACTAATAATGAACCTATATTAGTAGTGGTGGATTCTATGGCAGCTTTGGATTGTGCAGAGAATATAAACTCTAAAATGATTGATTCTAAAGCTGACATGGGGAATAGAGCTAAGGCAATTTATAAAATGTTCAGGATACGTAATGAATTGTTATATAAACTAGGAGTTACCCAAATTTATATAAACCAATTACGTAAGAAATTAAATGCGGGCTTTGGTCAAGATGATAATACTACACCTGGGGGACAAGCTTTACAATTTTATGCTTCGATAAGATTAGCTTTCTTTGGAGGTAAAACCATAACCATAAAATCTAAGGGTAAGGAGAGGAAGGTAGGTAGATATGTAACCATAAGAGTTATAAAAAATAAAGTAGCTCCTCCAAGGTCTACTATATCTAAAGCCCCTCTATACTTCAACCCAGATTATCATACTGTAGGTTTTGATAGGTACTTTGGTTTGGAAGATGTATTCTTTGAAAATTCAGTGATAGATAAGAATAGTGCCGGTACTTATTCATTTAATGGTTCCAATTTATGTAGAGGAGAAGAGAAATTTAGAACTCTATTAGAAAGTGATGATGGTTTAAGAAGAAAATTATTGAGATTAGCCAATATCAATACCATCAGTACAACTAAAAAGAAGTTGAAAAAGCTAGAAAATAACCTATTCCCAGTAGATGGAGATATAGAATATGAATCTCAACAAGATATAGAAGAGGAGGAAGAAGATAATGAGTACTGATAAGTTATTATTATTGATAGATGGTTCTAATCTAGCATATAGGGCTTTTCAAAAATTTGAATTGTTGAAGGCTAGGGATGGTAGAAAAACCGGGTTAATATATGGATTTATGAGATTACTTAATTCATATATTACTAGGTTCAGACCTACTTATGTTATAGTGACTTTTGATACCAAGAAAAGTAAATCATCAAATTTTAGAAACGGTTTACTTGGAGGTTATAAAATACACCGAAAAAATAACCTGTCTATGGATTATGAAGAATTCAATAGACAGGTTAGGTCGGTTAAAAAAATGTTAAAATACCTTAATATCCCTGTAGTATGGGATTCAAAGGGGTTAGGTCATGAGTCCGATGATTATATAGGTTACTATGCTTTAAAACACAAAGGTAAAGTAATTATAATATCTTCAGATAAAGACTTTTGTCAGTTAATCAGTAAGAATATAAAGATATATAACCCTTTCAAGGAAACCATAATTCAGGAAAAGACTTGTATGGATGTAATGGGGTATAACCCCAATGAGTGTGTGGATTACCTATGTTTAATTGGCGATAAATCCGATGATATACCTGGGTATATAGGGATGGGTCCAGTAAAAACTAGGTCATTTTTAAATGAATTTGGCTCTATAGAAAATTTCCTTAGTGATGATACTAAGGAATTTAAGGGGATAGATAGAGAAGGACTAAAAGACCTTTATGAAAGGAATAAGACTCTTATAGATATAAGGATAGCTTTAGAAAAATATCCATTGAAAAATATACCTATAATATATTCAAAGGTAAACAAAATTCAGAGAGGTAAATTAAGAGAAGAATTTAAGAAATACACTTTAAGTTCTTTTATGACAGACAGCTTTTTAAAACCCTTTTTAAAATTAAGACCATGGAGAAAATAAAAGTAACCTTAACTGGACCTAGTGGAGTAGGTAAAACCACTTTAGCAAAAGAAATATCTAATATGTTTACCATACCTTTTATATCTGGTTCTTATTCTGATTTAGTACCAGAAACTAGAAATGAAAGGCATGAGGATATGATTAATAAAGAACCTAAAATTATCTTTGAGCAAGATATGCAGGTTCTTTGTAAAAGGAGGAATGCTTTTAATGTTACGGATACATTCGTATCTGATAGGAGTTATATCGATTCTGCAGCCTACATTATAAATAAATTATCTCATAGATACCCAGAGTGTGAAATAGATAGTTTTTGTAATTTATGTAAAGCATTAACTAAACAAACCACTCATATCATATTTATCCCATTTTCCAAAAACTTTATGAACCATTGGGAGATGGAGGATAATAATAAAAGGGTATTGAATAGGTACTATCAATTTGAGGTATCTCAAGTTATATTTGGGTTACTTGATTTATGGGGATACCGTAATAAGTGGTCATATTGTACTAATACTGTATCAGATGCTGGGATAATAACTATAGAAGATAAGGAGATACCTATATTAATCCTTGATGAATTAGACTTCAATAATAGAGTTTCTATTGTTAGAAGGTTCTTAAAATCTACAGAAAATTTATGAAGAAAGTCTTAGCTATAGCTTTTTCTGACTTACACATAAATGATTTTACCAAATTTAATAAAGATAATGAAAGAACCCTAAATCATTTTAGGGTTCTTTTTTTAATTAGGGATTTGTGTAAAAAGTATAAGTGCCCAGCAATATTTTGTGGAGATTTATTCCATAAGCCAGAAATAATTTCAAATGATTTGTTAAATACAACTATAGATAACTTTTCCAAACTAGATAGTGATTTCAAGATATATGCAATATCTGGTAACCATGATATGAATAAATCTAATACCTTTGACAATAAATCATCAAGTTGGTTAAAAACTTTGTCAAAGGTATATAAATTCCTGGAGTGTATTGATTATACTTCTATATCACTAAAAGGGTTTACTATTCATGGGGTACCGTATATAGACCACAATATAGGTTTAAATACATACTTAAAAAAATTAAAATTGAGTGATGATAAACCTAATATATTAGTATTACATACAGATTATCCAGGTGCTAAGGATACCGATGGTACTGAAGTAAATACAGTAGAGAATCTAAATACCAATATACTTAGTAGATTTGATTTGGTATTAATGGGCCATATACACAAACCTCAAAGGTTATCTAAAAAAGTGTATATGATTGGGGCTCCATTACAACAACGTAGGACTGATAGGGATTGTAAATTGGGTTATTGGATAATATATGAAGATTTAACCTTAAAATTTATACCATTTGACAACTTCCCTAGATTTATAGATGTAAGTAGTGAGAATGAAATAGTAGAAGATGGTAATTATTACACAGTGATTCAAAATTATACACCATCTAATAATGCCACTGAAGTGAATAAAATCACTAGAAATATATCCAAAAAAAGGGTAGTAAGGAGATACCTAAAAGAAAAGGGTATCAATGATGTTAAAAAAAGAGATTTGCTTTATAGTATAATAAAAGAAGTAGACAATGATTGAATTCACAAAAATTAATATAGAAGGTTTTTGTAGTATTCCTAATCTAGAATTATCACTCAATGAAAAAAGGGTTATAATTTTAAGAGGTCCTAATGGCTTTGGGAAAACTAATGTATTTTCTGCTATAGTATGGGCCATATATGGTAAAAATATAAAAGGTATATCAGATGTTAATACCTGGAATAAAATAAGACCTAAGGGTTATAAAGGTACTAAAGTATCTCTTTTTTTTAAAAAAGACCAACATATATATCAGATAATAAGATGTCAGAATTATACTGATGTAGTAGAAGGTGCTAAGGGTGGTAATAGGTTAATTTACCTTATAGATGCTGAAGTGGTAAAAGAAAAAGGTAAGTTACAAATACAATCTCTTATAGAGCGTGATATTGAGATGTCCTATAACCTTTTTATAAATTCTATAATGTTTGGTCAAGGTATGAAAAGGTTAATCCAGGAATCAGGTGTTGATAAGAAAAATCTTTTTGAGGAGATTTTTGATTTAAAATACCTTACAGAAGCTAGGAAGTTTTCTCAGGAAAGATATAATGAATATGATTCAGAAGTATTTAAAATAAGTCAGGAATTAAATTCAGTAAAGGCTAATTTGGATATAATAAAAACTACAGTGGAAGAGGTAAAATTAGAGAAAACCTCTTTCAAAGAAAAACTTATATCTGAAATTAAGTCTTTAGAAGATGATAAAAACCTAGCTACTAAGGAAGTAAATAAATTAGCCCTTATAGCTAATCAAAATCTCTATGATTCATATAATGATACCATTAAAGATATTAAATCAAAGATTTCTTTGATTAAAACTAAGTTAACTAACTCTAAAAATAATATAAACAATATCACTATTGAGGAATTAGTAAATAATTTGGTGATATTATTACAAGAGGGTAAATACAAGGAATCTTTGAATACCCTCTTGTCCATAAAAGATGATATAGTTAATATAGATAAGTATACAAATAATATATCTAAATATACAGAAAGGTTAAACAAGGTAATTCAAGAAAGGGATAAAATTAAGAGTATATTAAATAAGGTAGAACAACTTAAACATAGGATAAGTTCTCTGGGTAGGCAGATTAAATCCTTGGAAAAACAAAGTCCTGATTTTGAACATATACTAAAATCCAACAAACACAAAATAAAAACATATACAGAAAAACTAAATAGGTTATCCAAAGAGTTAAATACCAATACTGAAAAAAGGGATTTATATAAATGGGCATACCAAGACCCATTTGGTAACAATGGGATAAAGAACTACTTATTTGAATCATCATTAACTTACCTAAATGATACTCTAAAATCCTATTCTGAAACTTTAGGTTTTCATATTCAATTTAGAGTAGACTTAGATTCTACCAAAAAGGATTTTGTTACCCTTATAAATATGGGGGGTATAGATGTTTTTTATGAAGAGTTATCAGGGGGTCAAAAACAATTGGTAAACTTAGCCATGGCTTTTGCTATGAATGAGGTAATGACTGAATCTAAAGGAGTAAATATAGCTTTTTTGGATGAGATATTTGAATCTTTGAGTTCAGATAATATTGAGGTAGTAATAAATTTGATTAAAAAGATATATAATAATAGGACATTATTCTTAATAACCCACCAGGAGTCATTACCTATATCAAATGCTAAAACTCTTTTGGTACGAAAAAATAATGGGCTATCCTCCTATACTTTTTGATAACTATACTATATTGTATAAATTATTTAACCATGGCTAAGAACAGTAAAAATAAGGGTAGTAGATTTGAGAGAGTTGTTGCTAAGTTTTGGCAGGATTGGACTGGTTATACTTTTTCTAGAACTCCTGGTTCTGGTGGTTGGGCTAAAGCCAAGGATTCTTTTGGTGATTTAGTATGTACGGATTCACGACACTCAAGAAGGTTTCCTTTTAGTATAGAATGTAAATCATACCAAGATATTAGATTTGAACATTTACTGTTAGGGAACAAATCATGTAAGATATTATCATTTTGGGAACAGGCTACCTATGATGCCAAAAGGGCTAATAAGATACCAATCCTAATTATGAAATATAATAATATGCCCAAAGAAGAAGCCTTTTTCCTCATAGAAAGTAATATTTCAAATATCATATTTGAAACACAAGAACAACTTTTAAAAAAACCTAATATGGTTTTAAATATCAATAAGGATATACATTTATCAGTATATATGCTCTCGGATATAAAAAATCTATCCTATCAAGGTATATATAAATTAGCCAAGAAAGTATTAAAAAACCAATAATACATCATACAGATTATGAAAGATACTCCCTATGTATATTGTATATGTAGAATAGATAGAAAAAATTGGAAATATATAAACCAAGATTTGTTGAGTAGGGGGTATAATGATATTAAGGCTTATATACCCACTGTAAAAATTCTAAAAAAGGTAAAAGGTAACACTAATGTATTTGAAGAAATACCATTATTATTTAATTATGGTTTTATAAAGATGAGAACTGATAAGGCTTTTGATAGGCAATTTCTATTGAAGTTAAAAAAAGAAATACCTGGGATAATGAATTGGCTTAAATCATTAGAAACCATATTTCCTAAAAAGAAAAAAGCCAGGATAGATAACTATGAAGATTTTGATGATTTTTCCATAGTTGCTACAGTATCCAAGAAAGAATATTTATACTACAAAAGGTTATCAAAAAGAAATACCATATATTCTTCTAATGATATTGTAAATTTAACTGTAGGTTCTTATGTTATATTAAGGGGGTACCCTTTTGAGGGTATACCAGCTAAGGTTTTGGAAGTAAACCTTTTATCAAAAAAAGTAAATGTTACTCTATACCCAGATAGAGGTTCATTAGAAATACAAATATCCTTTGACAATATTCTATATTCTATATATAATGATTATGATGAAGATAATCTACTATGTTCAGATACTGAAGTGGATTTTTCAAAAATATCAGATAATACTTAGAAAAGAGTATGGAAAGGTATCAAGAAATAGCTTGGGATTGTTTAACTGAACAGGAACAGGAATGTTTGTTTTTAAGTATTTCAAATGGTCTATCCGGATGGAAAACTGGAGAAATATTAGGTATAACCCATTATAAACTTTTAGAACTTAAAGCTAGGTCCGAGAAATTTTTTAAACTTTTCTCGGATTATTTTCAGTTATACCCAACCTTAATAAGACCAAAGGCCCCATTAGATAGTAGGTTTAGAGATTACATTTATGGTTCAATTGTAAAAAGGTTACCTAAAGAAGAGGCTATTGTATATGCAGGGGATTCCTCTTGGTTATTAGTTCCCATAAGAAACCCTCGGATTATAAAAAATATGGAACGATTAAGAGAATCTGAGGATAAGTGGGATAAAGATTTATATGCTTTAATTATGGAGTTTGATAGGTGGAATAATTGGCGTATATTACCTCGTATATTACAAGCTCCTTCAGCCTATAAAAGAAGAACCACAAAAAAAGATAAGGTTTATCTCAGATATTTACATAGGATACCTGATTTTAAGATACGGGCAATGGTTGATATGTATTGGAGAGCAGGTAAACCAGGTTATAGGTATTTTGTAGCATTTATAAGTACTACTTTTCCAGAGGGGTATGTAGTAGTACCTATAAAAAAAGACAAGGCTACAGTTGATGCTATAACCAAGATGAAGATATACATTTTTGAGAATCAGATTGATGCAGATGAGTGGGGTCTAATGGTAAAAAACTTCTTTGTAAATACCTGTAATCCTAGAGCAGGGTTAAATTTTTGGAAAAGGTATAGAGAATTAACTGAAACTGCTATAAACTACAAATATATCAGTAATATGGATTTTACCTGTAATGACTTAGATATGGCTTACAATTTAAAGAAAAAATCCATATATCAGATAACTCAAGAAAGAAAACAAAAGAATACTAATAAATGAACCTCTGGAATTTAAAAGAAAATTTCTAGAAACTTTCAAGAATTATTAATATATTTGCAATGTAAACAAAAAAGGAAATTTAATATTAATTATATATATATATATTATGGCAAAGAAGAAAATAAACCGAGACCACCATATAAAAGGAGGCAAAGAAAAAAACCAGATTCTATCTGGTGGTCTGGAAAATATGACTTACAGGGATTGTAAAAGGAGAGCAGTAGCCCTTGGTATGCCTTTCCCAGATGCTTGTTCAGCAGATTTTAATAAGTTACATTCATGGATAGTTAATAGTGATGGTAAACCAGATACATCCCTCATAGATAAATATGATGACTGGATGGATAAGATTTTAGAAGAAAGAGGGTATGAAAAAGATGACCCAATGAGGTCTTATCAGTTAAGGTTAGGATATATAGGGGAAGATAACGTAACTAAACAACGAAAACCAAAAAGAGTAAAGGGTTTACCAAAGGTTAAGGAAAAGAAACCAAAAAAAGAGAAAGATAGTAATGGTTTATGGAAAGGAACAAAAAAATCCTACACTTTTGAATTAACAGATAAAGGGTATTCATTAGAACGTATTACTAGAAGAGTTATTAAAAAATTTCCAGATGCTAATCCCAAATCTATTCAACAGTGGTATAGGATATCCTTAAGGAATAAAGGTATAGATTATAAAACTTTAGAAAAAGATGGGCATAAAGAAAACAAGAACAAGAGCACAGATAATAAAGGAATATAAGGCTGCAGTTAAAAAGAATCCCAAATATGGGGGTCATATAGTTATTGACCTTTTACCAGAACATTTAAGGGATTATGCCAAAGAAGTATTAAAAAAACGTAAAGAACAATATAGAAAGACTAGGGTAATAGGAAAACTTGATAAAAAGGTATATTTATACAAATATTATCCCTGGTGTTATAGAGATTATAAACCTACACTGGTCTTACAAGGTTGGTATAGTGTAAAAGCAGCAAAAGAGAAATACCTCCAATTCTATGGACCTCATGCTCTCAAATATGTCAAATTTATAAGAGGTAAGGATGCTGTAGAAAAAGAATTTAGTATAGGTAAAACATTATATATAAATGGCATGTGGGTTCATGTTAGAAATAGGGTATTTGCTCCTAAAGCCATAATATATAACCGTAATAAAGAAAGTTATAAAGCTGAACTTAAAAAAGAAATACTAAAATCCAAAGCCAGAACTTCTCCTCAGAAAGATGAAAAAATGGTAAAGGAATTACAATATAAGCACTATGAATACCAATATGTACCAACTCTTAAACCAAAAGAGAGACTTAGGGTACAGAACGTACAACAGATTAAAGCCGAACGAAAAAAAGATTTATATGAAGAGTGACCTATATCCTAATGTAAAAGGATTAGCTTTAAAATATAAATCCATAACTAAGAAACCAATAGAAAAATGTCTTAGGTGGGCAAAAAGAAATTATAAAAAATATATACATTATCTAAATTATGAGGACCATTATAGAAAGTATGAAACCGAGGATAAATATATTTTTAAGGAACTCATTTTCCAAGGTTTTGTATTAGAAGAAGATTTTAAAAGATTACCAGGATTTCACTATATTGTAACCAATAGAAGGATTTTAGGTAAGAAACTAATATACCCATTACATTGTGCCTATGATTCAAAAAAGTTAAATAAGGGTTACCCTTGGATATATGAGATATTAGGTTATGTTGGATTGCCTGGGTATACAATGGTAGATATAAAGAATACCATATTACCTGGACCTAGAAATAAAAAACGATGATTAGTGATAATATCTTTAGGAGAGAAGAAAATCTTTCTTGGAAGGACAAAAATAAAGAATTCGCAATACAATCTCAAACTATAAATAGGTATAGTGGAGAAATTATAGAAACTACTACTCAAAATATAGGTATTGAGGATGTTTTTGAATTTCAAAAAATCTCCTCAGAGATTTATAAAAGTAATGAAAAAAGTAGAAGACTATCAGAAGAACTTGAATTACCATTTTTTACGGAAAAGAAATTGATTAGTCTATAATCAACCAAAACAAATTTTAATTTTTTCACAACCTTTAAAAAACACAAAATTATGGCAACTAAGAAAGCAAACAAGAAAGTTGAGAAAAAGGAAGTATCTCGTAAAACTCTTAGCAATGGGTTTACCGTAATAACCTATGATGATGGTTCTATGGAATTCCTTTTCCCCTCGGTTATCCTCAATGCAGAAGAAGTGAATGAACTTTTTGGTAAGGAAGAGGAAGAAGAAGAAGAAGAGGAAGAAGAGGAAGAAGAAGAAGAAGAGGAAGAAGAGGAAGAAGAGGAAGAAGAGGAAGAGGAAGAAGAGGAAGAGGAAGAGGAAGAAGAAGAGCTTACAGGGGAAGCCCTTGCTGAAATGGATTTCGAAGAATTGGAGGATGTATGCGATGACAAAGATTTGGATACAGACCCCGATGATTATGAAGAGGGGGATATTGAAAAATTCCGTAAATCCATAGCTAAAGAATTGGGCATTACTTTGCCTAAAGCCAAAGAAACTAAGAAAGCTGGTAAAGGTAAGAAAAAGTAAAAAATAACTATTAAGAAAAGTAAGGAAAGGGAAGTGAAGAGTAAATCATCATATTATATCCTCAATATTAATACGGAGGAAGTCTTTATCCATTGCCTTTGAGAAGGTATTACTTAGTAACTCCCTTTCCTTTTCAAACTAGAATATAAACTTTCCAATAAAAACACAAAATTATGGCAACTAAGAAAGCAAACAAGAAAGAAGAAACCAAGGCTAAAGACAACAAGAAAGCAAACAAGAAAGAAGAAACCAAGGCTAAAGACAACAAGAAAGCCAAGAAACAACTTACTCCTGAGGAACGTAAGGCTAAGGCAGAAGCTCGTAAAGAAAGACTCCGTAACCTTCCTGAAGGTCAGAGGACTAATTCCAAACAAGTAGATGTAATTGAATTAGACAATGGTAAGGTAGTTACCTATGCTAATGTAGTAAGGAAGTTTGGGGTAGTTCTCCAAAACATTGCCCTGGATAAGAATGGTAATGTAGTATCTACTTCTATCACTACTCTCCCTGGTTTTAGGGTTAAAGTAAAGAAAGGTCATGGAATTCTGGTTCCTGGAACTCCTGGAGTAGGTAAAAAAGGTAGGGGTAACGATGATGATATTCCTGAATCTGTAGAAGAAGAGGAGGAAGAGGAAGATTAATCCTTCATGGTTTTTTACGATAATTTTTATGGTAGCCAGTATATAATCTAATTTATATACTGGTTTTTTTTGTCTTAAGACAAAAAATGGAAGAAGTAGATATTCTATTATCAGCAACATGAATACTTTAGAAAATGAAAAAGATAATGGGGGAGTGTACCTATATATTAGATATTTCATTAGAAGAGGAAGACTAATTAACAATAGGTGGGAAAAAATAAAGAAAAACCAATAATACTAGACTTTTATGAAAAGAAATATAAAACCATATTTCATAAGATTTCAAGATACTTTAAAATATATAGAAGACCTAGATAACAAAATAGCCTTAACTAACTCTCCTGGAAAAAAAGCCTCATATCTAAAGTTAAAGGCTATGAAGGTTTCAGAGATTAAATCTATAACCAATAAAGTTAATCAAATCATTAATGGTAGTATATTAAAGGTAACATTCAAAAATTCTAAAGATGAGATTTGGCAAAGATTGTATACTAATATAACTACTATGGATGTAGTAGACCATTTGGAAATTTTAGGTTTAATTAATCAAGAAAAATATATCATCCTAGAAATTGAAGAGGTAAATGCCAAGGATAGTTTAATTAAACTATAGAAACATATAATCATCAACTTTAAAAAAAGAAAAACTATGGTTACTATTAAAAACACCAAAAGAGAATCCATTAAAAAAGGGATTCAAGCAAACAAAGAATTGGTCAAATATCTTAAGGACAATAACCTTGACCCTACTAAGGATTGGACTAAGGATAAAAAACATGGTAAAAAAATATCCGAGTTAGTTAGGTTATCTAATTTAGCCGAAAAAAAGGCTGCTGATAAGACTGGTAGTGAACCTGATAAACCCAAGAAATTAAAAAAACCCGAAACTAAGCCCAGTGTAAAAAAGGTTACTAAGGCCCCCAACATCTATGATTATCCAGAGGTAGATGGTCAACCCATGTCCCCTGAACTTAAAAAGAAGTTTAGAACCAAGATGAGGAGCCTTCTTAAATCCAATATGGAACCTAAAACTGCTTCCAAAAAGGCTCTAGAATTCATTATGGAGGGTATGGATAAGGTAGTTTCTAAAGAGACTACAACTAAAGATAAGGTTAAAGATAAGAAGGAAGTTAAATCTACTAAATCTACAGAAAAATCCAAAGTGGAAAAGAAAGTAGATAAAAAGATTGGAGATAAGAAGAAGAAAAAGAAATAGATTATATATTTTCACAGATGATTGAGAAGGTATTGAGGTTTTTAAAAAGACTTTAATATCTTCTTTTTTTATTCCTATCTCAAGTACGTACAGAAAAGACTTAAGAAAAACATATTATTATTTAAAGAAATATTATTTATATATTTGCATAAACAAAAAGAAATGGGGGAATTGGGATTTATAACCAAAGTTAACTACATCAAAAAACCACTCTCTATGTATGAAATATTAGATATGGTTTTATCAATAAACATAGAGGCTATTGAAGAAACTTTAAGAGAAGGTTCAGTAGATAAATGGGGTTTTCTTTTAGAAAATTATCAAAGTTCTATTGATGAGGTAAAGAATAATGCCAATAGGATTAAAGGGGTTTATATGGATATAAAGGATGATATTCAGGGTAATAATTGTTCAAATATTACTGAAGCCTTGAGTAATATCCCTTTAAAATGGTTAAACACTTTAAAATACACATTATATTTAATGGAACCAGACCTTCTTTTTCAAAAATCCCATCCAGGAGTTTGGGATTTATGGGATTTGTTCTTTTATGTGGAAGAGAATTTAGGTATGAATTATGTTAAACCTTTAAATATTAAAAAAGTATGGGCAACGAGATTAAAATAGAAGGTGACCTCCAGACTATCGATATCGATAATTCTAGTAGGATTAACAGGATAGGATATTTAGCAAAGAAACAGGAATTATATATAACTTTTTCAAAAGGAACCGTATATAAATACTTTGATGTACCAGTTGAAGTATTTATGGATTTTGTAGAAACATATAAAAAAGGAGAATCTGTAGGAAAATATTTTGAAAAACATATAAGGTTTGAATATGATTTTCAGAAAATCTAAATACAATTAATGGTATGATAAAAGAAGTATTTAGAATAGCCACAAAAATTTTATATGCCATAGTTGGCACTTGGCTTTTTTTCTTTATACTAACACAAATTAGTGATTGTACTAACCAAAAAGAAAAACCAGTAGGTTCCTATTGGACCAATATTGATGAAGATAGGCCATTAACAGATATAAAGCATTTTAATATCCAAGAAAAGACGGTAGAATATAGGGAACCTAACCTTCATAGAAATATTCCAAGTTATACGGGTAGTAATAATGAGGGTGGGGTAATTATAACCTCTGGAAATGTAACTATAAAAACTGATTTAAGTGCTGAAGAAATCATAGAACAATTGGATATAGAGTATGAAGATATCATGGATTATATGGGTTCAGAATTAAGATAATTAGATATGGGTAAAGATATAAACAGTATAGAATTTTCTGACAGAGAGCAATTAATCACCAACCTTATCTTCAGATTAGCCGATGTATTATATATCATACAGGATGATAATTTGAAAGAGATGCACAAAAAAGGCTTGGATTTAAGACATGAAGCAAAATACAGATTTAAAAAGGTTATAGAAACTTCTGAGGCTTCTAAAAAAGCTTATCTTACATTCACTAAAGATATCCAAGGATTAAACGATTCTCAAATAGAACAATTTATCATAGATTCCAACATACTGAGGCAATTTATATTGCTACTATCTGATAGGATAGTAGGTAATAAAAAAAATATACAATTAGCTTGGGACTACCTTTTTTCTTTACCTTCCAATAATATTCTAAACATTAATAAAGACGACATAGAGTTATGAAAATCATATATAATAAATGGTTTCCTTTTAATGGTTATTCCACTATCAATTTATTTGGTATTATAATTACTAAAGAGAAAAAACCCATTAACAGAATTACCTTAAACCACGAATTAATCCATACCGCTCAAATGAAAGAAATGCTATACATCTTCTTTTATCTATGGTATGGGGTAGAATATATTATTGTTAGATTTTTTCATAAAAAACAAGTAGATGCTTATAGAGATGTAAGCTTTGAAGAAGAGGCTGCTAAAAACGAAGATAATTTGGATTATCTTACCAATAGAAAACACTATTCATGGTTCAAATTTACCAAAATAAACAAATTATGAAAAAGGTTATATTATTTGTGATGCTATTATTGATGAGTCAAAACATCACACCTAATAACAGGTATCAAGATTTTAATAAATACCTAGAGGATTACAAAACCCAGCTACAAAATGAAAATTGGGAGAAGTTCCTTAAAGCCTTAATATTAGTAGAATCAAATGGTAACCCAAAAGCTATAGGTAAAACAAATGATGTGGGTATATTACAAATAACTCCCATATATGTAAAAGAAGCCAACAGACTATCTGGAAAAAATTTCACTTTGGATGATAGGTATTCTGTAGAAAAATCTTTAGAAATGTTCTCTATCATCCAAAACCATTACAATCCAGATAAGGATATATATATGGCTATAAAATTACATAACCCAAAAGCTGGGGATTGGTATAAGAATAGGATACTTTCATTTATGAAATAGATATGAGTATTATAGAATTTAAGGATGCTTGTAAAATCCATAGAGAACTTTGCCCTTATAAATCTACTCCAATGACTACTTGTGGTAAAGGTATAAGAATACAAGATGGAAAATGCCCCAAGGATGAAGAGGAATGTTATTATATGAAAGCTTTTAAAGAAGCTTTAAGGAAGGTGGTCAAATAAAAAAGTAACCTTACCTCAGTGATTACACTAGAAACAAATTATAAAACTTCCTTTTTGTAAGAAAGATTATTTATATATTTGCAATGTAAACAAAAAGGAAATTTAATATTAATCACTAAACCTCTTTAAAATTATGGA